CGTGCAGGTCGGACTTGATGTGATAACCGGCATTATTAATACCGTAACTGCTATTATCAACGGCGACTGGTCCGGAGCGTGGGAGTCTATAAAGCAAACCGCTGTTACAGTATGGGAGGGATTGAAACTGATAATACAGACCGGCACTGAGTATGCTAAATCTGTTATCAACCTCGCCCTAAATGTTATTAAGACGCTTTGGACAACAGCCTGGAATTTTATAAAGTCAAAAGCGCAAACAATTTGGAATAACATCAAAATCGTTATCAAAAACGCCATCGAGGCGGTTCGGTCTGCCATATCAAATACCCTAAATTCTATTAAGACAACATTTTCAAATATATGGAATAACGTTAAGAGTGTCACTTCGACCGCTTTTGGAAACGTGAAGACCACCGTCTCCAATGCAATCACCAACGTCAAGACAAGCATCAGCGACGGACTGACAGCGGCGAAGACTACCGTCTCTGATATTTTTGACAATATCAAAACAGCCATTTCCGACAAAATCGATGCAGCGAAAGAAGCAGTTTCTAATGGCATAGATGCTATCAAGAAAAAATTTAAATTCAGTTGGAGTCTTCCGAAACTCAAACTCCCGCATTTTAGTATCAGCGGAAAGTTTTCGCTTAATCCTCCATCAACGCCGAAGTTTTCTGTTGACTGGTACAAAAAGGCGTATGAAAATCCGTACATGTTCACAAAGCCGACCGTGATGGGCTTCGGCGATGGAGCAGGCGGAGAAATTGTTTACGGGCATAATAGTTTGCTTGAAGACATCAAAATGGCGATGCGTGATTCAGGCGGTAGCAGAGACTACATCCAGAACATCACCATCAATTCCCCGAAATATCTCAACCCCTCCGAAGTCGCAAGGCTGACAAGGAACGAGACCCGCCGTATGGCTCTCAGGATGAGGACGACGTAATGCTATCAAACAGAGTAATCAGATGTATAAACGAGGACGGATTTGCGCTCGATTTCACAGAGCGCGGCTTCGGGCCTTTTCTGCTGACGGATGCAGAGGGACTCTATGAATCCAAGAATACTGTCTATGTCTCCGAAAATTCCATGATTGACGGAGCGACATACCAGGGGAGCGTGGCGAAATATCGGGATATCGAGTTGACGCTGACCGATATCGGGGATTACGTGGCAAATCGAAATGCGCTGAATCGGCTGTTTAAGGAAAAGAGCAAAGGTACGCTTATCTTCTGGGAAGGCGATGCCAGCCCCCGAAAGATTGATTACTACGTGGAAAAATTCAATTCGTCCGGCGAGGATCCATTTCGCGAGCACGAGATTTCCCTCATCTGCCCTGACCCTTTTTTCTACGACATCGACGGCAGTGAGGAAGCTATGGCTTCATGGGTATCGGCTTTCACGTTTCCTTTTTCCTCAACCTCTGCCGGATTCGTGTTCGGCTATCAATCTAACGAAAAAATCAAAACGATACAAAACGACATTGCCGAGGACAATATCGGCGTGACCATCACGATCACCTGCATGGGCAATGTTACAAATCCATCAATCACGCATATTGAGACCGGTGACAGAATCAGCATCGGGCATGCCGGAAAGCCGTTCGAGATTGTCACCGGCGATGTTGTCACCATCACAACGGCAACAGGGAACAAGCATGTAACACTCACGCATGACGGCCAGACAAGCGAGGTCAATCACTATCTGACGGAGGACAGCATATTTGTACAGCTTATGCGTGGCAGTAATTCCTTTGGCTTTAATGCTGATTCCGGCCTTAATAACATGTCGATCAGCATTGCCTATACATTCAAGTATGCGAGGGCGTAAATGGAAATAAGAATCTACGATGCCGGAATGAATTTCCAGGGAATTATCGAAAATCAGCGCTCCTTGCTCTGGAACCGGCAATATAACGAGACGGGCGATTTTGAACTGCATGCCCCTGTCACGCCGTACAATATCGGCCTGCTACAGATGGGGAATCTTATCTGGAAGAAAGGCTCTGTTGACGCAGGAATCATCGAGAGCAGGCACATCGAAGAAGATGCCGATACTAACGAAATAGTAGTCTCTGGGCGCTTCCTGACGGCTTACATGGACAGGCGGCTTGTCCGTCCGACATATAACTTTTCGGGACGTGCAGAAGTTGCCATGCGCTCAATATTAAGCAATGCCGTTGCAATCCCCAATGTGCAACTCGGCACACTGCAGGGATTTACGGAGACTGCGGAATTCCAGGCTACCTATAAAAAACTCCTCAGCATTGAGCAAAAGATCGCAAAGCAGTGTCAGCTTGGCTTCCGCTTCCGGCCCGACTTTACCAACAAGACGATCACGTTCGAGGTGTACAAGGGCGTTGACCGGAGTATGGCGCAGTCGGACCGGGCAAGGGTTATTTTCTCGGAAGACTTCCGGAATCTCAACAAGGCAATCTTCGAGGAAAATGATCAGGTATACAGCAATGTCTGTTATGTCGGCGGAAAAGGCGAGGGAGAAGGGCGCATATATGTAGCGGTCGGTGATACGGCATCAACAGGACTTGCGAGACGAGAAGTATTCGTCAACGGTTCTGACATTTCTGATGAAGATTTGACTACAGCACAATATCAGGAAAAGCTAAAGCAAAGAGGCAGGGAGAAACTGGCGGAATGCGCACATTACAACTCCGTAGAGTGCGAAGCTATCCCATACGGAAACTTCCAGTATTTAGTTGATTATGACCTCGGCGATATCGTCACGATCAAAAAAGAGTCGTGGGATATTGTGCAGAACCTCCGGCTTTCCGGTGTAACTGAAATCTACGAAAACGGCACACAGACCATCTCGCCTGTATTCGGTGAGCCGGTGCCAGTCACAGCAAATTGGGAGGACGATTAAATGGACTATCCCCTTTTTTACAACGCCGTAGACGATGACAGAGTCTATGATGCGGATTCTTTTTCGGATTGGCTCAAAAAATTCTTTACTACCGGCGTTTTCAAGGATGAGTTAAGAGTCACGGCATCCGGTGGAATGGGTATTTCGGTAGCAAGCGGATACTGCAATATCAACGGTAAAGTCATGATGTTTGACACCACTCCGCTGACCGTAGGCACGGCAGATTCGCAGTATTACCGGATTGATTCCGTAATCATCGAGCGCAATGACACGGCAAGGGATTTTATCCTCAAGATCGTGCAGGGCAATGTCGGGACGAAGTCGTCTGTCACTGGCGTCACTCCGGTCCGCTCCGGCGGAATCTATCAGTTAGTGCTTGCACGCATCAAAGTAAAGCCGGGCGCTACAGCCATCACACAGGCAGATATCACCGATACAAGGGCAAATGCATCCATCTGCGGTATAGTTGCCGGAACTGTCACTGCAATGGATTTTACGCAGTTTTCTGCGCAGTTTGACGCATATCTGGAAGCCTTTAAGGATGGGCGTGAGGCAGATTTTGACGCATGGTTTGCCAATATTCAGGACGTTCTCGATGAAGATACTGCCGGAAATCTCCAGAACGAGATAGACAACTGCGTCAAGATGGATGCTTCCATGCTCAAGCTTGATACCACATCGGGGGCAACACAGGATGATGCGGATTTGTATGCCGCTATCGTTGCAATCAGATGGGAAAGCGAGGTGATTACTGTATGATAAATCTCAAAAAATTGCTTACCAATATCCTTACTACCCTCAACGCTAAAGTTAACCGCTCTGGCGATATCATGTCCGGAGATGTCACGGTAGCAATACCTGATGCATCAACTGCGGCATCAGTTGGCGCACGTTGCGGTACTGCAGCAAATCCTACATCATGGGCAGTATTACAGGCGTCTATAGCCGGGAATGCAGGATTATATGATAACAAGCATGGAAAGTGGGTCGCAAGGACAGACATCAATGGCTATCACCATATCCCTTTAACACTTTCTCCGATTAATTCCAAAAAGATTGCATGTTCTTCTATCGGCACATCTTTCCGGTACGCATCTATTGCAGGCATGGCGGCATGGCATGTAATCGCCGTACACTTCACAGTCAACGAGGTTTCTGATGTGCTTCTCTGCTTTCGTGGGGAGGGGTTTGAGCGATATCTTATAGATGCACCATCTGCCGGACGTTTTAGAGGCGGTATCTTTGTGGATTGGAGCAACAACCGGATCGGCATTAGATGCATTAATGCTCCTTCGGGCAAGCAGAATCTGGTTCACTTTGACTACGTTTATGGAGTGCTGTAATTATGGCTGATGTTTTTGATTTTTACGTTCGGGATAATCGAAAGATAACTTTTGACATTGCCGAACCGATAATGCGAGAGGACAGCGGAGTCACAGATTTTAGATTCCACATCCCGAAGACTATCAACGGTCTGGACATGTCCGATTGGGCATGGTGGCTTGTTTTTGTCAATGCCAAGAAAGAAAAGTATTCTATCGCATTGACCCTCTCAGATGATCCAGAGCGTCCCATGGAATTCAACACTGCAACCTATACCGTTGATTATGCAATGTCAATCAAGGCGGGCAGTGTACAGTTTGCGCTTGAAGCAATCAACACCGGCACAGGCGGAGCGATTGATAACGAGTGGCATACGCTGACCTATGAGACTAAGGTCAAAGAAACTTTGCAGGGCAATCAGGCAGAGTATGCAGAGACAGAATCCGATATCATTTCCGAACTGCTGATTGAAGTACGGAATAAGGTCAATCAGCTTGTCGGCGGTGCAACTCCCGAAGTCAAAGACAGCATTGCCGAAATGACAGACCACAAGAAAATCTATGTGCTGTCAACTGATGGGAATTGGTATCGGTATAACGGCACTACATGGGTATCCGGCGGACAGTACGCAAGCGGAATCGTGATTGATTCTACCCTCTCCCAGAGCGGACAGGCGGCGGATGCTAAAAAGGTAGGTGATGCACTTGCCACAAAGGTTGCAAAACCTCTCACATCACCCAATGGTACAAACGGACAGCTTCTTAGGACGCTTGGTAACGGCCTGACGGAATGGGTAAGTTATGGATTACCCACAGATGCACAGACGGCAAGTGCGATAACTGCATGGCTCAACGATCATCCCGAAGCAACTACTACGGTGCAGGATGGAAGTATTACATCTTCAAAGATTGCCATTGGAGCACTTGATTATGTAACTCCTGAGACGTTTGGAGCAGTTGGTGATGGTGTAACCGATGATACACAAGCATGGAATGATGCTATCGAATATGCAGAGCAGAATAATGTGGATATCATTTGCAGAAGTGAAAGATATCTTTTTTCTTCTCGTCCAAATATTGACGGTCATGACATTACCGTTGATGGAAATGGTGCAAGTTTTTACTTTGGCACATCCGGGGGGTTTATAATCAGTGAGGATTCTTACAACATTAAATTCCTCAACATGAAAGCATACTGCACATTTGAAGTGGGTTCAAGCAATCCAAGCATCTCACATTTTGGAATTAATAGTAGTAGTGCAAGTGCTGAATTTTTAGCGCATGATATTACTTTTGAAAATGTATCAATGGATGGTGGTACATTTGGCATTGCGGCAAACAGTGCAAAAAATGTAACAATTAAAAACTGTAATTTTGCAAACTTTGTCTACAAGCCTTCTGATAAAGCAGGTGGATATGGGATACTTCTGCAATCGTCAATAGATGTCTTGATTGAGAATTGTCATTTTGACAGTGGTGCATATGGGAGACATGATATATATGTATCAGTTGACCGAATTAAAACATCTAACATTCAGTGTAAGAGAGTTACTGTATCAAACTGCTCCTTTGACCATTCTAATCTTGTTTTAGATTCATCTGGGCATTTCTACTCAAGTAACACTCCTGCGTTTATGATCAGATCATGCCAAAACCTTGCGATTAAAAACTGTTTTATGCATTCTGTCACAGGTGGAATGTATATGTATTCAGGAGATGGAGATATTGAACAGGTATATATCAATAACATCATTATAGACACTCCTGTATATAATACGGGTACATATGAAACAAGAAGCTGTGTTACAATCAATAGTGATACAGAGTATCAAATTAGTGCAACTATTGAGAACGTTATCGTTAAAAATATTCCTTCAGCTTATACACAGTTTGCTGAAATTAAAAAATCCAAAGTCTCTATATCAAATTGCAATATTGGTGCGTTAAGATGCCTTGTGTATAATGGTAGTTATATTGATTTTTATAATATCATTACAGCAATTTCTGAG